TTAAAAGAATTACTTTTGACTTACAAACAAAAACTAAAACAATGAGCAGAGAAATAATAATAGCTATAATAGCCATTGGATTGATATTGATAAGTATATTAGTTGATAAATATACTAGGTTATAACGGTTTGCGTATAAGAGCCGTTTTTTCAATGGCTTTTATACGCTGTTACCAGTAGTGCGATTAATTATAGATAAATTTTAATATGGAAAACGAAACAACTTTTAATAATTTTTTGTGCGGTGGCAAACTTACTCATGGTTCACTTTTTAGCGGAATTGGTGGATTTGAATTAGGTGCTGAATGGGCTAAAATACCAACACTATGGAACTGCGAAATATTACCATACCAACAAAAAATACTTAAACAACACTATCCAAATACAAAACAATATGCAGACATCAAAGAATTGCGAAACCCCGAATATTGCGACATCATTAGCGGTGGATTCCCTTGCCAAGACATTTCAAATAGCGGAACAAAACTTGGAATTAAAGGACACCGAAGCGGATTGTGGGGCGAAATGTTTAGAATTATTCGGGAAGTTAGACCTAAATACGTCATCATTGAAAACAGCCCAGCACTCATTATTCGAGGATTTGAACGAGTGCTATGCGACCTTTCCGAAATCGGGTATAATGCAGAATGGCAATGTTTATCGGGCAAGCAGTTTGGAACAACCCATAAACGAGAAAGAATATACTGCATTGCCTACTCCGATGGCTTCGGACAACAAGCATTTTATGAACCGAGTGGATTCGGTATTAAGGCGAGTAAAAATTGGGAAGCAGATAGCACTTGTTTCAGTATGCCAAATGAATGGCTTGACAGACCAGGAGATAGTTTCGCTATACGAAGGGGTGATGACGTTCCCAATAAATTACACAGAATTAAAGGATGCGGAAATGCCGTGATGCCGGTAATTGCTTACTATCTCTTTTCTTGTATTAAAAAAAGGGAGGAAAAAAAAATTATTAAAAGTTGAACCGAAATGTTCAATCGAAGCGATAATGTAGCATTACTGGTAACGAAAGGCTAACTGCCGTTTCAATGGCTGTTAGGTAACGTTATCATATCGTTGACGTTAACAAAAAGATAAAATTATGAAAGCAGGAGATAAAATAAGATACAAAGGTGGTAAAAATGATTTTTGGATTAGCTGTGATGCTTTTGAAGTAGATGAGATATATAAAATATCTTATGTGGATAAATATCAAGTAATGGTAAATGGAGAAGGTGGAAAATATACTTATACTTTAAAAGAATTATCTAAGTTCTTTGAAGTAATTGATGTTGAAAAAGACCAGCACTACGATAACACGAATGGAAGTCTTTACCTATTCGCTGAACAACACGAACTAAATGCATATGAATTTGATATTATTAAACGTATTGCAAGATGCAGAAAGAAAGGGCAATTTAGAGAAGATTTAGAGAAGACAATTAGAGTGATTGAATTATATTTAAAAGAAACGGAATGAAAGATGAAGAGAAAGCTAAGATAAGAGCTGAAATAATTATGAGTTTAAAGAAAGGTTATAAACCAAAAGTAACTATGACAGCAGTAGAATGGCTTATTAGAGTATTAGAATTAGAAAGTTTTGAAAACATTAATCTCTATTCAATGAAAGCCATTGAACAAGCAAAAGAAATGGAGAAAAAGCAGATAATAGATGCTTGGGAAAATGGATATAGAGAATTCTATGATGGCAGTTCTACTCCAGAAGAATATTATAATCAAACCTTTAAAAACACGAACAAATGAGAAATCTAATATACATTTTTATAATTAATTTGTTATATAAAGGAGTTGATTAGAATTTAATCTTATATTTGACGAAAAAAACGTCTATGGAGTATTTAATAATTATTGCTTTTGCTTGGTGGTTTGTAGAATTCGAGCCTGTTCAATTCATAATAGACAAGTCTTTCGGATACTTACCGATTCACTTTCTAACCGACTGGATATATTCTGGCTTAGGTTGTTTTAAATGTATGGGATTTTGGAGTGGCTTAATCTACTCAGGTAGTTTCAGCTTTGCTTGTATTACATCTTTATTAACTTACATCACATCACTATGTTTGAGCAAGATGAACTAATCTACATCGAATCAATCAAGATAGCAGATTCAACTATTCAAACTGCGAAGATAACGTGTAAAAAGTTAGATGCTATCTATTCAAGAGTAAACGGAATAAAAAGCAAAGATTGTTTCTGCTCAATGGTGAGACGAAAGATATTTATTAAGGATTTTTTTATTTGGTATGAAGGACTCACTGGATAGATACCTGCAACATCACTACATTGATGTAAAGAAGTACACAATGTATCTTTTAAATCGTATAAAAATACGGATTGAAGTAGATACTGTAATCTCAAATGCTTATCTTAACTGTTTAAAAAACGAATCAAAGTTTAAATACGGAAGCGTTAAAGATTTTCTATTTCACTTTATTAAATGTGAGTTACTATTTAGAGATACAAATAGCAAGATAGAGATAGTCAATAGTGTAGAGAATAATATGCCTATTGAAGAAGCTGAAGATGAATTGAAAGATAAGATACTATTTGAACTGAACTACCAGGAGCAGAAATCAGTTATTGAAATATATCGTAATACAGTAGATGACAGAATCAAACTTATCTTCTTTGAGACGTATCACGACAAAGGATATAATACTACACGAAGTATCGCAGACCATTTTAATATATCGGTATTTACGGCACACGCAATGATAACAGAAATGAAATCAGATTTAAGACGATTAAAACACGAACTAAATAAAGACCATTATGAGTAGATGGATAGCATTAAGTACATTTGTTCTATCTATTGGAATGACTGTGGCAATATGGAATGATTACGAATATCAGAATAAGTTTATAGCTGCTGCTATTCTTAGTCATATAATATTTTTATTAATAAACGAATATGAGAAAAATGCAAATAAAGGAGGAATATAAAGGCAAAACTGTAATAGTGTATAATAGTGTCTTAGGCAATCAGAATGTTATCATTGATAAAATACTACCAAAGCACTACGATTGGTATTCACGCAACGGATTAGCGCACATCTTTGAAGCTGAAGTTACAATTAAACCAACGTATGTGTGGAGTGATGTGTTGGATGAGGAAGAAGAAGTGATTGAAGTACCAGTAGTGAAAAAAACACGAACTAAGAAGAAGTGAATCTCGATTATATGATAGCATCAGTTAAAGAATACATATTTCAACAGAAAGGAATATACATAGATATAGATGCAAACTTTATTAAATCAGATATAAGACAGATTCAACTACTTTATCAAGCATTCAACTACATTCAAAGTGTCAAAGGATAGAAAGTACTACATCGCAGTAATCAATCAAGAGTTACATTCTAAACAATGGAGTAAGATAAAGAAACTATTGAAAGCGACTGATTCTTCTTATTGTGTTTTTTACTCAGATGTGAAGGAATTGGAATTCAATCAAGTTACACAAAATGTGTACCACGAAATGTGTTATCAAGAAAACTAGAAAAATACGAATAATGGCAAAACATAAGTATATAGAAACACCAGAGAAACTATACGAACTATTCCAAGAGTATAAGATAAGTATAAAGCCACGAGAGATACAGAAAGCAACTGCAGCAGGAGTGAAGTCAGAATTTCACACACCACCGTTTACAATGGAAGGCTTTGAGAATTACTGTGAGGAAAAGGTAGGATGTGTAGGTCAATACTTTGATAATAGAGAAGAAAGATATAATGAATATGTGACTATCTGTAAACGTATAAAGAGAATCATTCGTCAAGACCAAATCGAAGGAGGTATGGTTGGTCAATTCAATCCAAGTATTACACAACGATTAAATTCATTAACGGAGAAAACAGATGTTACAAGTCAAGGAGAAAAGATAAACGAAATCAAAGTTACTATTGTAAGTGGAAATCAAAGCAACTAAAATCTTTGAGCAGAATTATACTGCACTATCTGATTCAGCTACTAGATTTATAATTAATCAAGGCGGCTCACGTTCAAGTAAGACCTATTCACTTTGTCAAGTTATAATCGTTTACTGCTTACAAAATCCGAACAAGGTAGTATCAATAGTTAGAAAGACGTTCCCTGCTTTAAGAGCAACTGTGATGCGTGACTTCTTTGAGATAATGAAAGACTTAGAAATCTATGAGGTGACAAGTCATAACAAGTCTGAGAATATATATCGGTTTAGTAATGGCTCTATAGTTGAGTTCTTCTCAGTAGATGACGAGCAAAAGATTAGAGGTCGTAAACGTGATATCGGTTGGTGCAATGAAGCGAATGAACTTTGGTTTGAAGACTTCCAGCAGTTGAATATGAGAACTGAAAGCACAATGATATTCGACTACAATCCTTCCGATAGTTCTTCTTGGTTATATGAACTTCCTGAAGACGAAAGCATACTAATCAAATCTACATACAAAGACAATCCATTCTTACCTGATAGCATCAAGCGACAGATAGAAGACCTTAAACGAACGGATGAAGCACTATACCAAATCTATGCTTTAGGTGAAAAGACTATATCTAAAACAAACATCTATAGTAACTGGCAATTCGTTAAAGAAAGACCTGCTAGGTTTGAATCATTCTGCTATGGTTTAGACTTTGGGTATAACCACCCTACTGCATTAATGAAGGTATGGTGGAATGAGAAGGATATATTCGTTGAGCCTATAATATATGAATCATATCTAACTACTACAATGTTGATAGAACGAATGAATGATTTAGGAGTTGACAAGAATGCTGATATCTTAGGTGACCATTCAAGACCTGAAATAATAGCAGAGATACAGATAGCAGGGTACAACATAAACAACGCAACGAAAGGAGTTAAAAAGGGAATTGATAACGTTAAAACATTCGGTGTAATATGCTTAGATAATCCAAATCTTAAACGTGAATACGAAAACTACAAATGGAAGAAAGTAGGGGATAGTATTACAGATGAGCCTATCAAACTATTTGACGATGCAATGGATGCTATCCAGTATGCAGGTCGATTCATAAAAGATAATTACTACACCGATGATTCATACTTCAGCTTCTAAAACACGAATGAAAATTTAACCATTATAAGATATGGCAATAACATCAATAGCAGCACCACAAGATTTTACACCTGCGTACAATCCGATTAAGTTCATAGTAGATGGCACGAACAAGAATCTACTAGGCTATAAATATATCTTTGACATCTATCCACAAGGTGGTGCAACAAAGATAGCAGAGTATAGAGTGTTTCCAGAGTTTGGTACTGGATATGGTAGAATAGATATATCTAAACTACTACAAACGAAAGTAAGTTACGATAGTGATTTATATAACACAGTCACATATCCTGCTATCAATTCATTCTACAAATACGATGTGAAGATAGGTGAGGAGTATATTACTTCAATTACTTATACTTCTTCTTTGTCTAATAACTCAGGTAACGTAAGAATAACTGCTACACATTCCTATGTTGTAGGTGACCAAGTTAGAATCAATCAAGCAGATAGTGGTGTAGCAAATCCAAACTTAGAAGGACTGTTTACCGTTTTATCGATAGTTGGTACTACATCTTTTACAGTTAATTCATTATGGTCTCAAGTGACGAATGCTGCGATAGATGGAACAGTTAGCTACTCAGATAATAGAAAGACTATCACACCAAACATATTGACTGATTTAGATAAAATAGTATTCAATGGTGCAATGTCATTTTTAGAGTTTATTAATTGGTCGGCAGGTAACTATATCTTAACTACAACGAATGATTATCTGTTAACTGATATGCCATTAACGGGATTTTATTCTACGTTGAATCAAGACTTGATAATCAACTTTGGTAATGCCAATGTAATTACAGGCTTTGTTTACTTTGAGAATGATGGTGGTAATATATTCAGTAAAGATATAGATACTAATTCTTATATATCAGGTGTTCAAGTAGGTACTAACAACTATGGTACTTTGACTACGGTAAGTGGTAGTGGTGTGCTTGTAGATTCAACTACACAGTATTATGATTTTTGGTATGCTAATTCAGCAGGAACAAGAAATTCACAAAAGTACAGAGTAAATATAGACAACAGATGCTTGATTGAAGATTACTCGTTATTGTTCTTGGATAGGATGGGAAGTTATGGAAGTTTTGCTTTTCAGTTGAGAGCATACGAAAAAGGCAATGTACAAAAGCAATCATTCAATAGAGATGTTGAAGGAAGTGTTATTAGTAGTCAATGGGGTTATGCTACTGAAGCATTCGGGCAAAGTGTATATTCTTCTAACGTGACTAAAACTTTAGATTTAAATACTAATTGGATGACTGAAGAGATGTCTATCTACTTTGAGCAGTTGATTACTTCACCTTTGGTTTATATTAAACTACCAAACAATATTTATGCATCAGTCGTAATAAATGAGAACTCGTTTGAAGTGAACAATCAACGGAATAAGAAACTATTTAAGAAGTCAATAACGGTAACATACGCAAATCAAAATACTGTCAATGTATAACGTAAGAATTCAATTAGCAACAGGTTATTTAGATGTTAAAGAAGATACTGCTTTTCCTTTAAACTTTGGAGTAGCAGATATTCGTGATGTAAGCAAAAGAGCAGGAGCATTCTCTAAGACCATCACACTTGTAGGAACTAAGAATAACCACGATTTATTAAACCATTACTACGATGTAAATATAGTTGCAGGTACATTCGACATTAATGCTTTGACTAAATGTACAGTTGTTCAGAATGGTATTCCTATTCTTGCAGATGCCTTTGTTCAGTTGTTGTCAGTCAATAAGATTCAGAAGGATTCTAGCTTTGAACAAGATATTGAATATTCGGTATTGATTAAAGACCAAGCATCAACATTCTTTACTGACATAGATACAAAGGAACTAAAAGACATTGACTATTCAGATTTAAACCACGCAATCAATTCAGCTAACATCTATTCATCTTTTACTCACGATGTAACGGATGGATATAAATATGGCTTAACTTGGATGACTGGCAACTTGTATAATCTTTCTGATTTCAGACCTGGTATTTATGCGAAGGTTTATTTTGATAGAATCTTTCAAAATGCAGGATATAACTATTCTTGGTCTTCTTTGGCTGCTTGTGGATTTGACAAACTTATTATTCCTTATAATGGTGATTTAGTGCAGATTGATTATTCTAATTATACAGTTGAAGCAACACACGCAGCTGATATTGTAAGTATAGTTCAAACACCATATACTGCAGGTTTCACAGAGCCGTTAACTGGATTTGTTGAAATAGTAGATACTCAGGCTTTATTCAATCCTGCTACTGGAGTTTACACTTGTGCTTTTCCATTATCAGGAGCAGAATGTGTTAATATAAATATTGACATAGTAGGAGATGTTCAGCTTGTGAATGCTACTGCAGGAGATTTGCGTTTATTAAATACTTTCTTTTCATATACATCACTTCCTAAACAAACATATTATTTAGAGATAAAAGTATTCAGAAGTGCAGTCGCTGCTTTTCCTATAAGTACCTATTCTATACCTTATGACATTATGACTGATGGTATAAACTCTGCTCCATTTGCAAGTGGTACAACAACTCTATTCAGTTTAAATAACAGTTATATTATTCCAGTTAGCAATGTATTAGCAGGGGAGCAATTAACTTTTGAAATAGGATTAAGAGTTGTTAACTCTAATACTTCTTTACATTGGGTAGATGCTTCAGTTATTGATGCTATAATGACACCTCAGTTAAACTATACATCTTTAAAATTAAGTGCGAATATCTCATCGAATACTTTGTCTGTAGGAACTCTTTTGAATATGAATCAGTTTGTACCTGACAAGATTAAGCAGAAAGATTTTGTTAAGTCAATATTTCAGATGTTCAATCTGTATGTTGAGATAGACACGAATAACGCAAATACTCTAATCTTAAAAACTAGAGATGATTTCTATGATAGTGGAGTTGAGAAAGATTGGACTTATAAACTAGCAAAAGACAAAGAGCAGATACTAAACTTCTTGCCTGAGCTATCTTCTAAGAAACTTATACTTACATATAAACAAGACAAGGATACACCTAACGTCACTTACTACGATACTACAAGAGAAATATACGGACAAGTAGAATACGTCTTTGACAACGAGTATGTAAAAGGAATAGATACGAAAGAATTAATCTTTTCACCTTCACCGATTGGTCAAACTATCTTCGGTGCTTACGTTCCAATAGTAGCAGGTAGTTCTCCTAAGACTAATCTTCGTATCTTATACGATGGTGGAATGAAGTCGTGCAGTCAATATACGATTATAGATTCAGGCTCTGCGGGTTTGTATGGTATCTTAGAATATCCTTTACTTCATCACTATGACGATGCATTGAATCCAACGTTAGATATTAATTTCGCTTTGTGTGATTTTATGTATTATGATGACTACACTCCTACAGATAACAATCTTTATAATTCATATTGGAGACGTACAATAAGTCAAATCAATACTGGTAAGATGTTGATAGCTTACTTCAATTTAAAAGAAGATGACATTCAGAAGTTAAAGCTAAATGACAAGATTAGAATAGATAATTCTTGGTGGTCAATAAACAAAATTATAGACTACGATGCTAACAATAAACAGTTAACTAAAGTTGAATTATTATCTACAGATAGTGAGATAGATTTTGCTCCATTTAAAACGAAGAAACCAATTAAACCACACGGTGGATTTGCTGCAGTTTACACAGAAGTAAATAAAACAATCACAGACAATAGTAATCTTGTAGGAATAGGAGCAGATGTAATTATTAAAGGCAAGAATAACATAGTAATGCCAAATGTTAAAGCAGTTATTGAAGGAGATGGTTTTGTCGTAAGTGAGAACGGAATTTACAAAGGTGCAAATGGTATCAATGTAAATGGCGAGAATTATGCAAATGCTAATTTAACCTTTACAGATGACAGAAATCATTCTACAAATGGATTTGATTTAATAGAATCTACAGATGGTGGTAGTTTACTACAATCGTTTAGAAAAATGACACCTACTAATTCTGAATATGGATTTGAAGGATACAAAACTAAATATAGTAGCACAAAAGTTCAAGTGTATGCAGATAACAATCTAAACACAGAACAAGTAAAAAACAACTTCATACATAAATGTTCAATTACGTTTCCTTATGTAAGCAAAACGGCTAACTATACATTTACAGATTTTGATTATTTAGTTGATTGTACTGCAAATTCATTTAATGTAGTTCTACCTACTGCAGTTGGAAAAGAAGGAAGGGTTTATGTAATAAAGAATAGTGGTGTAGGAATTGTAACTTTAGATGCCAACGGAACAGAAACAATAGACGGTGCTTTGACTTTGACTTTAGCTACAAAAGTTTGTTATACAGTTGCAAGTGATGGTAGTAATTGGATTATCTTAAACTCATTCTAAATCATTTAAAACACAAGTTCAATAATTACCATTATATTATATGGCAGCAACACCGATTGAGATTCCTATAAAGTTAAATGGCTTAGCAGCTATTAAAGCAGAACTTCGTGAGTTGAAAGGAGAACTTGCTAATGCAACAGACCCGAAACAAATGCAGGAACTTGCTATGAGAGCAGGTGAACTGAAAGACCAACTTGCAGATGCTAATGAACAAGTAGCAGTATTCGCATCAGGTAGTAAGTTTGAACAAGTATCGAATTCATTCGGTTCAATGAAAGATTCTTTGATGTCATTAGACTTTGAAGAAGCAGCAGGTAAAGCAAAGATGTTTCAGCAAACATTAGGAAGTATCTCACCTGCAACGATTGGTAATGGTATTAAAGGTTTAATTTCAGTTGTTGGCAGTTTATCTAAAGCCTTCATTCAGTTTGGTATTTCATTATTAGCGAATCCTATATTTTTATTAGTTGCTGCGATTGTAGCCATTGTCGCAGTCATTGCTTTAGTAATGAATAAACTTGGAATCTTAAAGCCAATACTTAATGCAGTAGGTAAAGTATTTGGATGGATAGGTGATGCTATTGATATGGTTGTTCAAGCATTCAAAGATTTATGTGATTGGTTAGGTTTATCTAATAACGCAGCAGAAGATGCAGCAGATGCACAAGCAGCAGCAGCAGAGAAAACGGCAGCAGCATACGAAGAAAAGAGCAAGTCGGTAGTAGCAGGTTTCGATAGAGAAATCGAGATGGCTAAACTTGATGGCAAGAATACTGTTTATATGGAAAAGCAGAAACAGTACTGGCTATTAAAAACTGCTGCTGCAAGATTAGAGGCAATTAAACAAAAAATGATTGCTGCACGATTGAGTGGTGATTTAGATGAAGAAGAAATTTTAGCTTTAAGAAAATCATATAACGAGCAAAGAGAAGTAGTCAAAGATTCTATGCATCAGATTGAGGTCATTGATAAGACTGAAGCTAACAGAAAAAAAGATGAAGCTAAAAAAGTATCAGACGAGAATTCTAAAAATGCTAAATCAAATGCAGATAAACAAAAAGAAATTAATGCTAAAAAAGTTGAAGCAGAAAAGAAATATCAAGCAGATAGATTAGCAGCAGCAAGAATGTATCAAGACTTGGATATTCAGTTAATGGATGAAGGAGTTCAAAAAGAATTGAAAGTATCACAGATTGCTTATAATAGACTTATTCAAGATACACAAGCAAAGGTTGCTACAACTAAACAAGAGCAAGAAGAAAAGATTAAACTCATTGAAATGTATGGTCTTTTAGCAGGAGATGCAAGAGATAAGATTAATCAAAAAGAAGCTGAAAAAGAAAAAGAAAAGAATGCAGCAATAGCAGCTAAACAAATAGAGCAACAAGATTTACTTTGGGCAATGAAAGAGGCAGCGAATCAAACTGCTAAAGAAAAAGAAGTAGCTGATTTAGTTACAAAAAGTGAAGCAGATTTATTAGCATTAGGAAGTAGTGCAGATGCAGAGGTATTTGTAGCTGAGCAAACTGCACAAAGAATTGCAGAAATAAATGCTAAGTATGCTGAGATTGAAAGAGCAAATCACTTTAAATTAATGACTGAAAAAACTAATATTGCTAGTCAGTATGCTCAAAGTGTAAATTCATTAGCTGAAGGAATATTTGCAATGTCAAATAGCTATGGTAAGCAAGACGAGAAGTCAAAAGAAGCAAGAGCAAAAAGACAATTCTATATTCAAAAAGCAATGAATCTCGGAATGGCTACAATAGATGGATTTAAAGCTATTACTACTTCATTAGCACAATCACCTATAGCTATCGGACCTATACCTAATCCTGCAGGTATTGCATCTTTAGCTTTTGCAGGTGCTACTTCAGTTGCTAATATATTGAAAATTGCTTCTGCTAAATATGGAGGTAAAGGAACACCAACTACAACTGCACCATCAGTAGGTGGTGGAGGAGGTGGAGGTGATACTTCTACACAAGCAGCTACTCCTAACGTTAATCTATTCGGTGCTAATAACAATGCAAATACGTTTGGAGCAAACGGACAACAACAACAAGGTGGTCAAATGGTGGTTAAGGCAATAGTAGTAGAATCAGATGTTACTTCTGTTCAAAATAAAATGAGTAAAATTCAACAATCGGCAGTACTATGACAAGCTATAAATCACTATTAAATAAAATAGAAGCCTTCTGCAATGCTCACCTACAAATCAAAAAGTACGGAGGAGAATTCAGAGAGCAAATGCCTAACTTTGCTACAATAGATGAGAAGTATCCAGTAGTATTTGTTACACCAACAAGTGATACAGAGAATTTAAACACGAATCAATTTACTGTAGACATCTATTGTGTTGATTTAATACAAGCTGATAGGGCAAATCTTAATAATATTATATCTGATTGTCAGTTGATATTAAAAGATATGTATGTTTACTACACCAATGACAACGATGTTGAGATAGATGTTGTCGGTAGTGCAACTATGTCACCGTTAAACAATCTTGATTTAGATTATGTTGCAGGTTGGGTTATGAGTATTACATTTGAAGTAGCGAGTTATGGAAGTTGTGCCATTCCGATGAATCCAATTTCTCCTAATCCTCCTATTGTTTGTGAAGATGCAACTGTAACAAATAGTGATGGTACATATTTAACAACGGTAGCAAGTGGTGGTTTATTAATTTTACCTGATACTACTTATAATTTTATAGTAAACGGAGTAACAACAAGTGTAACAATACCAAGTATAAAAGATGAAACATTTAACATAGTATGGCAATAAATATAAATATACCAATAGAAGATGCCGTTACAGATGGTAGTTTAAACCCTGTAACAAGTAACGCTGTATTTGATGCTTTGGCATTGAAAGCAAATAGTGCTGATTTAGCAACAGTTGCAACTACTGGAGACTATAATGATTTAAGCAATCTTCCTGCTATTCCTTCTGCTCAAGTTAACTCTGATTGGAATGCAACAAGTGGAGTAGCTGAAATACTAAATAAGCCAACTATTCCTTCAATAGCAGGATTAGTTCCTGATACTAGAAATCTAACTATAAACGGTACTACATACGATTTAAGTGCAGATAGGTCTTGGGTAATAGCTGCGACTGCATCAACACTTCAACACGCAGTTAAAGCAGGTGAGGCAATGACTAAAGGTCAAGCAGTATATGTAAGTAGTGCAGATGGTACTAATATGATTGTATCTAAGGCATCCAACGTAACTGAAGCTACTTCGTCTAAAACGATGGGTTTAATTATTGAAACCTTAGCACTTAATGGTCAAGGTACTGTAATTACTGAAGGTCTTTTAGCAGGGTTAAATACTTCTTCAGCAACTGCAGGAGACCCAGTTTGGTTAGGTACAAATGGTAACTTAATATACGGATTGATTAACAAACCTGCTGCACCTGCTCACTTGGTATTTATTGGAATTGTAACGAGGGCAAACGTAAGCAACGGTGAGATATTTGTTCGTGTCCAAAACGGTTTTGAACTTCAAGAACTTCATAACGTTTCTATTACTTCGGTAGCAGATAATAATTTACTTCAATATGATTCTGCGACTTCGCTTTGGAAAAATGAAAGTTTAAGTACTGCAGGAATACAACCTACTTTAGTAAGTGCTACAAATATTAAAACAATAAACGGTAATTCATTACTAGGTAGTGGTGACTTGGTTATTAGTGGTGGTGCAATAGCAGTAGGAACAACTGCGGTTACTTCGGGAACTGTTGGAAGAGTATTCTTTCAAGAAACGGGAGATGTAGTTCAGCAAGATAGTGCTTTGTTCTGGGATAATACAAACAAGCGTTTAGGAATTGGAGCAACACCAGCAACGACTGTAAGGTTAGACGTAAGAGCACAAGGAGCATTGTCAACTGATATAGCATTTAGAGTTCGGAATAGTGCTGATACTGCTAATATAATAAGTGTTCAAGGTAATAATACAATTGTTCTGCCTCAATATCCAAAAATAGATACAACATCAGGAACGTTTATTCAAACAAATTCATTTGGTTCTTTATATGTTGGAACAGGAAATACATCCATTGCTAATTATACAAATACTGTATTTGGTAACTCAAATACTTTAAGTGGTTCATTTGATAATTATACTATTTTAGGACAAAGCAATAATCTTGCTGGTAACAGAAATATAGCAATAGGCATTAGTAACAAAACATCGGGTGATGCATCAATAAGAATAGGCACTAGCGTAGGACAAGATACATTTGGGGGTAATTATTCTATGCACTTTGGTAGAGCAGGTGCAGGAGGATTTATTACTTATTCAGCTAATGAAGTAACTAATTTTTTCTTTAATGACTATAGAACAAGTCAAATGTTTAGAGGCAATGGTAGTATATTATTATCAGGTAAGAATAGTCAAATTACAACTGATGCTAATGTAACTACATTTATGGGAGATGGTGGTAATACGCTTGTAATTAGAAATCACGCATCTATTCCATCAACAAATGTAACAGATTCATTTCAACAATACTCAGCTGATATTGTAGCTGGAAATGCTGCACCACATTTCAGAACAGAAAATGGTGGTATTATTAAACTTTATCAAGAAACAACGGCAGTAGCAGCATCAACATTTGTAAGTAATACATCTTTAATAGCAAATGATACGGCTACATTTGATGGTTACACAATTGGACAAGTAGTAAAAGCATTAAGAAATTTAGGTATTTTAGCATAAAAAATAAATAATTATGGCAATTTTAATAAAAGCAAACAAAGAAAAGAGTATTACAATTTTAGGTACTGAATTGACATTAACTAGCATCTACGCACGACTAGAATTTGCAGCAAGAGCAGACGGCAAAACGTTAGAAATAGCAGCAGCAACATACGCAAGTAAAACAACTTTTGAGAGTAACCAACCAATCTTCACAGATGTACAACAAGGTAGTTTCACAGTTGAAATATTACCTACTGAATTACAAGACTTAAACGCAGCTAATAAATATGCTAGTTTAGCTTATGAGCAAATGGGTTATACAACTGAAATATTGTAATTTAGCAGTATGCCAACATACAAAGTAAAATACGCAACAAGGAATAAACTAGCAAGAGCCTTGCAGATGGAAGTCAAAAAACTTGGCTTAATAGATACTGGCTCTTTGTACGATAGTATTAGAATTTCTGCTATGCAATCAGATAACTTTAATAACATTACTATTACTGTAAATGCTTTATATTACTTTTTCTTTTTAGACAAAGGAACAATTTATATTGCTCCTCAAAAAATCATACAGAAGTGGTTAGCATCTTCAGAAGTTCAAGCAATCACTTCAGAAATAATGCAAGACTTTATAAGATGGCAATTTGAAGTATATCCACTTTTAGAAATGGCTAGGATTCTAAATAATCCAAAAATGTTTTTAGAGTTCAAATGGATAGACGAAGAAGAATTACCTTATAGTTTACCTGAGTCTTCTACTTTACTTTAAATCTCTAATTCTTTTTTCATTCCTAGCATATTAAAAGCAAATACTAGATTCAACTCCAGTACGTCTTTTATTTTAGTAACATCTTCGTTAGCTAAATTATACAACGTATGCTCCCACGACCATCTATTAATCTTATCTTCTTGCTCTTGTTCTTTGATATCTTCTTCATCTAGTTCTTCTGCTAGTTCATCTTCGTCAAAGATTGGATTAAATAGATTTTCATACACTTTTAAGAAGTTCTCACGATACTTCATATACTCGGAGCAAATTCCATAGACTGATGTAATAGGCAACTCGTTAAACTGTTCTTTGCGTTTCTCAATATCAAACGAATAATCTTCATAAATCAATTCTTGCCATTCGCTAAGTTTAGTTTTACGATACAAAACTGAACTAATATAAGTCAAGTGCTTAACATAGTCATTAGCAAAGTAGTATTCCAAGTCTATGAACTCGCCTAACTTTAAATTATCTAATCCAATATAAACAAAATTGTTTACTTTATTTTTAAAGATGCCTGATGGTTGCTTTTTTATGAATGTAATCTGTTTAACAATCTTTGCTAGTTCGTCAATATCCATATCGTCAAACTCATCCACATCAATATCAGTTAAAATAGATAAGCATTCTATTTCATAACTAAACAAAGAATCAAAGTCACTACCATTTAGCGACCTTAACTCAATGAATTGTTCTACAGTTATATCATTCCACGACTTCGGCAGCTTCAACTTGCATATTTTTAGCAGTAGTACCTAACTTTTCGCCAATATAAACCATAAAAGGAATGGAAATATTTGCTTTTTGCTCTTTAAACATCTTTGATTTTAACGTTAAATGTGAATCACCATAGTGTTCTGCTTTTGTCAAGTCAGTTCTTTTAAAGATAATAGCTAAAACTTTAGAAACATAATTCTCAGGACTTGTAGATACTGCTTTTTCAATCATTTTTAAATCACGAACATTCAATTTAAACTCATCTTCATAAGATTGGTAAGTATAACCATCTACTTCAATAGATTTTAAAAACTTTGTATCAGGCTTTTTCTTAGTATCAGAAAATTTCTTTACAATTTCTGTAAACTTGTCGAAGTCTAAATCATATACTTCATCTTCATCTGCTCCTAAGTCAATGAATATCTTTGCCCATTTTTCAAACTGGTCAAGTTCTTTGTTGTTAATAGTTGTACTTAACTTCTCAAACTGTTCAATAGTCAGTTCAGTAACTTCATTATTAATCTTTTTAGTTCCGATTTTTATCATAACGTTTTTTTGACAAATATACAAAAATATAACAAAAAAAAACATATACCATTATAATGTATGGCGAATGATATTCCTATTTTTAAAGTAACGATTGACGAAGAATATTCTGATGGTGAAGTACTAGGAATAGAACAGGTCGCATTCACTTCTAAACCTGCTATCTTAGTCAAAGGTATGGCTTTTAATAGTCACACTAAAGTAATGCAGTTTGCTGATGAGCCAAAGATGAGAATCGTAGCACCTGCTATGATTCCAATGGATATTTATAGAAACGATGAAGAAGGAGAATATTACGTTCAATTTTCTGAACAAGAGATTGAAACTATATACTCTGATTTTATGCAGAATCTAAACAACAAGAATCTTTTCAACTTAGAACACGATGCAGGGCAAACAGTACCAGCATACATTCTTGAAAGTTGGATAGTGGAGAATCCTAAAGAAGATAAAGCATTTAGTTCTTATGGTATTGAAGTGCCTAAAGGAACATTGATGTTGACTGCTCAGATTACAGACAAAGAGTATTACAATAAGCTAGTTGAAAGTGAGCAGTTAGGATTCTCTATTGAGGGATTCTTAGGATTGAAATTAAACAGTAATCAAATAATAAATAATAGTATGAATTTACCTGATGGAGAACATCTGATTGAAGGCAAAATCTACGTTGTAAAAGATGGAGAAATTGTTGAAGTGAAAGATGCACCTGCAACTGAAGTAGTAGCTGAAGAAGTAGTTGAAGAAGAGGTGGTAATGACTGAAGAAGTAGAAGAAGAAGAAGTAGTTGTCGAAGAAGCAGAAATGTCTGTTGACCCAACTGCAGATGCTGAAGCTATCCTAGCAATCGTTATGCCTACAATCGATGAAAAATACAACGAACTTATTCAGCTAATTGCAGAAGTAAAAGCAATGATTCCAACACTTGAAGAAGAAGTTACGGATGTTACCGAGCAAAAATTAACTGCTCACGAAAAATTAATGAAGTTTAACCAATTTAATAAAGACTAAAAAAATGTCAAGAAACTTAAAATTCAATTTAGATATTGAAACAAACGCACTTTTATGTGCTAACCCTAACGAGTTTTATTCTCGTGCTTATATTACTGAAGATATTGTAGACAACTACAGAACTTTGCCGGGTATTAAATCAGCTACAAAATTAGCTAACGTTACTTTTGGCTCAATCTTACAATCAAGTACTTGTGCTTTCTCTGCACCAACTGATTCATTAGATGCTATTGACATCGATGTATGTGCTTTATCTGCAATGGCTCAAATTTGTCAATTCGACTTAGAGCAATCATTCCTTTCTTTGCAAATGGCTGCAGGTTCTAACGGAAGTTTTGAAGTTGCTAGTTTTATGTCTTACTACTGGGAAACTATGTCAATGCAAATTGGTGAAGATGTTGAGTTGTTGAGATGGAATGGTGACACTTTATCTGGAGACCCTTTATTGTCTTTATGCGATGGTTACTTAAAAAGATTGTTAGCTGATGCTGCAGTTGTTGATGTTGCTAATGTTGCTATTGATGCAACAAACGTTATTGCACAATTAACTTTGATTTTAAATGCTGCTCCTGCTTCAATCAAACGTAAGAAAGCTGATTTAAGATTCTATGTTTCTTCTAACATTGCTACTGCTTATGAATTAGCTGCTGCACAAGGTAACACTCAAACATTTGTTACTATTCCATTGGCGTTGACTTTCTTGGGTATCAAGGTTGTAGTTGCTGAAGGTCTTCCTAACGATACTGCAGTTCTTACTTTGAAGAATAACTTGATTTATGCTTTCGATTCTGAATCTGATGCTAAAGCATTAAGAGCAGTAAACTTGAATGATACAGTTGCTG